ATGTGCAGTTGGTTGTCTAGGTCTGATTGGATCTGGTAGGTCTTGAGGTTTAGCTCAGCAATGTCCTCAAGCGGCGGGCGTGATTCAAGGAACCCATGCCGCTGGGCATAAGCAACACTGAATGGGATCTGGCTAAGGCTGGTGCGACCTTCATCTATCACGCTGAAATCGCCGGTGGCATTTTGCCGATGCAACTGATACTCACCTGGCGTTAGCACCCGCACCTGCTGCACTTCTTTCTCGCCGTAAATGCCGTCAGGAATCGTTACAATTTCTGACAGCCTGAGCTGCGTCAGGACTTGCTTGCCTTCCTGTTGTTCAGTACGCCAGCCAAGAATCTGCCGTGGCGTGTACGTCACCCAGTATGGTCTACCCCCATTAGACGGTGCATCCACCAAGACACCAACGTGCCCATAACGGACCATTTTGCGGGCTGTTTCATAGGTCCAGACGTTGAGGTCATTGCCTTGTAAGTCAACGTCAAACAACTGCTCACGGATGATGTCGGCAGTATCGTCAAGCCGGACAGGCTTGCGGGTCAGCATCCCAGCCAGCATCCGTTCAAGGCGCTGATAAAAGGGCGGCACCACGCTACGAGCTAGGCGGTTGTCATACGACTCGTCCAGCTCGCGTGGTTCCTGCGGCAGGTAACGGCGATGCTTTTTACGCATCCCGTAAGTGCCCTGCAGTAGATCCTCAATCAATATCCAGTGAGGTTCCTGCGCAAACCATGCCGTGTTTGGATCGGTGACTTGCGTAACAGTCCGCTGAGCTAGCGGGCGGTCGTAAAAGTTGTATCCGCTATACACAGCTCGATACGCGCAGGCTTTGGCTCAGTTTAAGCAGCAGTTAGCGTTACGGACTTGCGACCAATTTTGATCTCAAACTCGTCGCCGGGCTTAAAACCCATCTCCTGCACGTAACCCTCACCAACAGAGAGCTTACCGTTGAATTGCACCTTGGTCTTATAGGTCAGGCTACGACCGCGCTTGCCAGGTACGTTCATTTGCAACCCTTTGGCTTCAAGAAGCGCCTCATAAAACTGAGTGAAGCATACCTTGTCCTTTTTTACGTAACCGCATTCGCGGACGAGATCAGATTTGTTAAGATCGCTAAGTTCTTTAACTTTGGCGAGTAGTTCTTGACCGACGAGCATGAGTAGGCTCAAAGATGGGCACTCACGACCGTAGCTTAAAAAGGCAATATCTGCAACCCAGCCGTCAATAAAGTCTGATGCCCGTGCTGCGCCCAGCGCCTGCGTGTAGCGGGTTGAACTCACGCCAGACCAAGTAGCCCAAGGCGTCATTCATGTGGTCAAAGCCTGCATCCTTGTCAGGTTCCCCCTTGTCTGTGTAGCACTGCAGCTCTAAGCACTCAATCAGCCGCTTGCATTGCGGCGCAACCTGTAACCGGACTTGCCCTTTGCCGTTTTCCAGCAGAGCCTGAACAGCAGCCACCCGATCACGAACGGGAGGATTAGCTCTAGGTGATTGGTTAGACATGCCATAGGACTCAAGGATTGCAATGTCGGTCTGCGTTGCATTGGTGCTGCGATTGCCGCCACTGGCGTCTGGGTAGATATAGATACGGCGATCCGTATATCGACGACGGATCTCGGCAGCCAACGCGTCGGTGTCATGGGCGCCAGAAATCTCGTCAGTGATCAGCAGGCCATTGCCGATGCGAACGCCGATCACTGCACTCATATTGGCGACGTTAAAGTCAATGCCAATGCGTAGCGGTTCGCGGTCAGTATCAGGCAGGTCAGGTTGTACGTGCTTGTTGCGATCAAAGCGGTCATAGACCTGCCCAGTGGTGAGGTTAACGAACTCGCCGTCAAGGTATGCGCGTAGCAAACTGGGGTCGTAGTTGGCTTGTAGGCGTTCAATAAAGTCAGGCGGCAGGTAAGGATTATCAGCGGTGCGCATCTTGATTAGATGCCGATCAGGTCTTGCCCTTGCCTCATCACTACCAAAGGTGTTCCACATCCAGCGGAAGCCCTCCGGTGTTGATGCTGCGCCAAACTGCCTGACGTTGCCAGAGCGCAAGCGACCAAGAATTTTAGGAAATGCCTTGTTTGCGATAGATGGTGCCACAGTGTCGATTTCGTCAGCCAGCACCCAGGCAAGGTTCAAGCCGATGATGCGTGACCAGTTCTCAAATGATCGGCATAGGATTTTGGTATCACCGCCTGGCAGGTGCAGCATGTATTCCGGCAACGGTGACGCCCTAAAGGTATAAGGGATCTCGTATGACTCAAGGAATTGCTCAAAGTCGTTTTGCCAGATGTCACGAATCAGTGGTCCGGTTGGTTCCATGACCAGACCGATGAAACCTTGATTGGCAGCGGCAAGGGTTACAGCCTTTGCACATAGCGCACGAGTCTTGCCAGCTCCATAGCCAGCACTGATGCCAAGGATCTGAGTGCTGCTGTCGTCTACGAACGCAAGCTGGCCTGGGTGCAGATCGGTGCGGATGCGGGCTAGAAGTTCTGGTACATCAACATCTGCATTGCCATGACCAATTTGCTGAAGGACGCTGCCTATTGGCGCTGCAGCAAGGATGCTCACGAGCAGAGCTGAGCAAGTTTGGCTGCGGTGTTAATGGCACCTAAAGCAATGTGATACTGACCAGCGCGACGGGCTTCCATTTGCAGAGTGGAGCACTGGGAGAGGAGGTCAGCGATCATCTGCGGGCGTTCAATGTCCCAGTCAGCCTTGAGTTTTTCGCGTGCAAGGCGGAGGTAAAGATCGCAGGCATCGTCCTTGACCCCCCAGTTTTCCCGTGCATAGCGGATGCAATCAGAACGGCGCCCACCGTTTGCGATGATGCGTGCGAAGCGTTCAGCACGTTCAAGGGATTCGTGTTTGGGGCCTCTAGGAGCTGCCATTAGGCTGCCTCCTGCTGCTCTATGAAGTGTTGATTAGATGGTATGCAGACGGCGGTGTTGCCGGTGAAGTCTTCCCAACGCTTGACAATCACGTCGCAGTAAGCAGGGTCAAGTTCCATGAGGCGTGCTTTGCGGTGAATGCGCTCTGCGGCAATGATGGTGGTGCCAGATCCACCAAAGGAATCGAGGACCACGTCGCCCTGTTTAGTGCTGTTTGCCATTTGATATTGAAACAACTCAACAGGCTTCATGGTTGGGTGTTCGCCGTTGCGACGTGGCTTATCAAATTCAAGAATTGTGGTTTGTTTGCGATCTGAACCCCAGTAATGGGCGGAACCATCGGTCCAGCCGTAAAGGCAGGGTTCGTGCTTCCATTGGTAGTCCTGCCGTCCCATGACTAGAGAAGATTTAAGCCATATCAAGCATTGGCGTACCTTCCAGCCAACATCAACGGCGGCACCGCGAAAATTGTATCCTTCGGAATCAGCGTGCCAAATATAAAATGCTGCGCCAGGGCGCAAAAAGCAATTTGCTGCGACATAAACATCATGAAGAAATTGACGGAATTCACTGTCTTTCATGTTGTCATTTTGAATCTTCAAACCAGAGCCTCCTTCATAATTGACGTTGTAAGGAGGATCAGTAAGCCAAAGATCCGCTGGCTTATTTTCCATCAATTGTTCTAAGGCAACGGTGTCAGTGCTGTCACCGCAGAGGAGGCGGTGGTTGCCAAGGATCCAGAGGTCGCCGGGCTTGGTGACGGGGTCTGCTGGTGCCTCGGGCACGTCATCTGGATCGGTCTTGCCCTGCTCCGGCTCTAGCACCTCAGCTAGTAGCTCGTCATCTTCAAACCAAGGCGTCAGGTCATGCTCCTCACTGAGTTGTCGGAGCATCTCGTTGTCCCATTCGCTGAGGTCACTGGACCTGTTATCAGCAAGTGCAAGACCTACCTTTTCGTCTTCTGAAAGGCCAGTGCGACGTACAGCGATTAGCTCATCGCCTTCGGTTTCGATAATGCGAACTTTATTGATGCCTGCTTTTTTAGCGCCTTCAACGGTGCCGTTACCGGCAAGGATACGACCGTCTTCGTCAATGACGATGCTGCGTGCGGCACCGTATCGGTTGAGCGATTCAGCGATCAGGGCAGCAGAGCGATCTGTCCGCTTGCGGGCATTTTTGTGATCTGACTTGAGATTATTGATTGATGTCACGCAGGTTGTTGTATGACGTTTGCGGGAATCATACAGAAATCAACCTAGCCGGTACAGGCTTTGAAGTTGATTGATTTTAGGTTCGACGAGGTGGTATGAGGAAACGGTGCCGCAGGTGGAGCCGATACAGACGCGAACGGAGCCGTCAGCGAGCGTGTGGCAGGTCGGCTGGACGGAAGTAGCGGCTGACTCTACCAGCGAGTTCAGGCGGTCTCTGGGGGTCATGGAGCTGGTGGTAGAGGGCTGTGTAGTAGTCATCCATCAGTTTGAGCAGCTCCTGCGGGGATGGGTGTTGGGGTTTGAGTTTTGACATGAGGCTGGTAGAGCGAGTTAAGGACAGCGGCGGCGACGGCTTCGATGATTGGACGCGGCGCACAACCACGAGAGGCGCCCAGGGCAGCCTGTACGGCGCGGTGGTAGGCGTCAAGGGTAAGGGGTGGCGTAAGAGTCTTGGAGCCCACTGCAGGGTCTCCTAGAGCCCGCAGACGCATCAGCGTGGAGCGATCTATGCCTAGGGCTTCTGCTTGGCGGGTGATATGGGTGTTTTCAGCGTCGGTGAGGCTGACTTTGACAGCGGTGCGTTTATCGGGCATCAAAAGGGAAGTGATGGTTCAGTGGGTTCGGGCTGGAAGTCACGAGGGCTGACCAGCTCAATTTTTTCTTTTGAGGGTGGCTCAGGATCGCGGAGCAGGTTGCGGTAGCTCTCAGGCTTGCAGTGTCCAGGCGGTGGGGCGTCAAGCTGATTGATGGTGACACGGCCTGCATCAACCAACCGTTGAAGTAACAGCCGTGCGCCGTGCTCCGTGGAGATTGGTTTGAGTGTCATCAGGCAAACGCCTCCTCGCGCTTGCGCTCTTGATCCGAAAACGGATGCAGCACAAACCTGCCGGGGGTAATGCCTTCGATTGGGGGCTTGTAGGTCATGTACCTGCCGAACTCGTCGTAGCGACCTATCGGATAGGGGTAAGCATTGCGAAGCTGAAATTTATCCAGCTTGCGGTTAGCTTCATCAAAGTCATCAGCGTCAACGGTGCGAAACGCCGGTGCGGTGCCTTCCTTGGCAGCTTTAGGCAGCACGGCAAAAACAAACTGGTTACGAGTGTCTGGACTGAACAGCTTCATCGGATCACGTCCGGGATGTAGTTGGTGGTGTTGATGGGGCGGTCGTTGACGGTGAGGTAACGCTGGTCACGGAGCCAACGGAAGCAATCGGGCAAGGGGCTGACAAAGGTGCCGGCAGCCAGGTGCTGATGGCTGATCTCAGTTTCCAGTGCCTGCTGCAGGTTGGCAACGGCTTCGGTCCGGATTGTTTTCTGCCACTGCGTTAGCGCCTTGGGCTTGGATTGGCTGGCAGCCCGCACAGGGGCGGCTAGGTACGTCTTCCAGAAGAGTTCAAAGGCTGGGTCGCCCTTGGTTTTGACCCTTGGCTTTGCAGGCTCAGACACGGCTGCAAACTCGCTTTGCAGCTTTAAGAGTGGGTTCTTGTTAATGGGTTCTTGTTCCTGTGATCTTGTTAGTGGAGCATTTTTGCTCCGGGTAGGTGGAGCATTTTTGCCGGGGGTACCCGGAGCATTTTTGACCCGGGTCATTTTTGACTGGGGTACTTTTTGCTCCAGGTTCTCCAGTTTCATGCGGTAGACGGTGCTACGCCCAGGGCGTATTTCTATACCAATCCAACCTTGTGTTACTAGTGTGCTCAAACCACGCTGAACGACCTTCTCGCAGATACCTGTTTCACGGCTAATTGTTGGCACCGAGGCAAAACAACCATCTGCAGAGTTCCAGCCGTGACGATATAGGCAAGCGTAAATTGCCCAAAGTTTATAGTCTGGTTGGCTGTCCATCAGTCCGTATGGGATGACAGAAAAACCAGCAGCATGTATGGCAGCCTTCATGCAAAGGCTCCTAGACAAAAGATGAAGCGCATGGTAGACTTCGGTTGGCAATGTTCAAACACACCCGGCAGGTACTCCCCTGCTGGGTGTTTTTTTATTCTGGGTCTGACTGCCGGCTTTGGCTTGTCAGCTCTTCACGCAGGGTAATGGCTTCGTCAAGTAGCTGATTGATGAAGGATTTGCGGGATGCGTAGGAGGGCATGACACGCTGCATCCGCTCAAGGACGGTATGGTCAATGGCGACGTTGGTCGCTTTTCCGATTGCCACAGTGGTTGCGTTAGGCATGGAACGGGTGTAGATTACACCGGAATCAGCCATCACGCAACATGCTCCCGCCGGTTGAGGGACTGGAGTTTAACGCCGATCTGCACCGCTACCGCTACCAGGGGCGCTGGCTGCCGTTCAGTGTCTCAAAGATTGCAAACCGGACCACGCCAGAGCAGGAGGCGCAGTTTGAGCGCACGAAGCATATCTGGGCACCACGCGGCGCCACCATCCATGCCTTCTGCGAGGCGATGCTGTTAGGCGAGGAGTTGCCAGAAACAGAGTATGCGGCTTGGACTGATGAACTGCAGCAATGCTGGCTGCTGCGCGACTCCGAGCCATTGGCTGTTGAGTACAGGCTTTGCGATGCCCGCAAGGGCGTGGGCGGCAGCTTTGACTTCTTACTCCGTACACCTCATAACAAGGTGTCACTGGGCGATCTAAAGACGGTGGGCAGTGCTTCTAGCGTTGCTCAACGCAAGCCAGCACTGGCGCAGCTGGGTGGCTACCTGGCCATGCTGATCGACCATCACCCGCTGCTGACGGTGGATTCGTGCTGCACGGTGGTTATAGGACCAGAGCGGTGCAGGGTGATCCAGAGCGACCCAGATGAGTGCTTGCAGGCATGGGTGGACGCATGGGATGCGTTCAGGAGCATGGAGCTACCGTTTTAGGACAAGGTAGCCAACTTAAAAACCGTCCACGCAGGGGTGGGAAACAGGTTGCTTTTCGGTGAGGTCCACCCCATAATCAGTGCGACCGATGCCCCTGAAGGAGCGGTCACCCCTAACTATGGACAACCAAACCCCCAAACCAACGCTGCCGCGCTTTACGGCGCTGCAGCCTGCCACAAGCCACAGCTTTGCCGCTTCATTGCCTGCCAGCAGAATTCAACGCCCTGCGCGTATCACTGGCACGCAAGCCATGAATCGAATCAACAATGCAATCTGTTGCGTGATTGTGGCTGCCACTTTTGCCATGATCGGCATCGAGGCTAGCAGTCAGCATGTCCCAACCCATAGCGGCACGCAGGAGGTACACCGTTGATCAGCACCAGCAGCAACAGACGCGATCATGTTTACGTCTGCAATTTCGATGCCGTAGAGCTTGACTTGCTTTACGAATTGGCACGAGACGCTCGCAACGGGTTGGCAGATCCTGAGGATCAAATAGAACAAGGCAGTTGGGCTGATGCCATCATCAAACTTGACATCAAAATGACCGGGCTTTTCCACAAACGAAAGCAATGAACCGTCCACTTGTCCGCTCTGTTCCGCTTGAACTGATCTGGACTGGCTACCACTGGGAGACCATGCGAGAGCATTATTTCTTGAAGTCTGGTCAGTTCATTAAAGCGCAGGAATGTCTAAAACTGCGTGTTCTGTATAAGGAACGCCTTTGGGAAGAGTGCGGCATCAACGTAACCATTTGATTCACCCATGACTGAGCAAGCTAACTTTCCATCCAGCATTGAAGCCATCCCGTACCGATGGTTTAATACTTCGGCTTCCATAACAGGAAGCAAAAAGCAAGGCGGCAAGGTAGCCGTCATGCACAGTGACCTTGAAGGTTTTGCTGATGTGTTGGTTTATGAGCCTGACACGGAAGACTGGTGGGCTATCGTGCCATCCGATGTCGTCATCCGTGCTGCAAT